GAAGATTATCAAAAAGCAGGAGAAACATTCTGGCCAAAGTATTGGTATGTTGCTAAAGAACTTGGTGAAGATGCAAAGGCAGAAGACATTCTCAAGGTGATGGAAGCAGTCGGTGGTGTTGCACTTCGATTTGCACTAGAAGAAAAAGAAGGACCTTTCGGATTTAACAAAAAAGAAGATGACGGAACAGACACAGCAGAAGAAAGCAACGATTCATGATTCGTTGGGACCGAATCCTACGACTGAAAAAGAGATTCCAGAAAATGTAGAGTGGATTGATGATGCATTCTACATCAAGAAAACACGTTTTGGACTCTACACAAGTATTCTAAAAGAACCTATTCTTGGTGCTCATTTTATTACTGGTGCTACTGAAGACGGAGTTTTTCAAATCACTAGATGGCATCTTAAATGTTTGCAAGATGGAACTCTTA